TCAACTGTACTATAAAGATAATACAATCACTTTGGATCAAGATGGTGATCCACCTATTGTATCTGACATGAACGCAGATGCTCATGATCTTGTTCTAGCAAATAAGAAGTTTATTGCTAAGCAAGCTTATGAGACTATGCTAGAAGCATATCCTTCATACACTCCTCAGCAAACTAATACTGAGCAAGATTGCTTAGATGACGTTTATAACGTCTTAGAAGAGATTATGTATGACGTTAAGTTTGGTGGAAACGCTAAGACTTATGACGCTGCTGAGATTTACGTTACTAACGTAATGCCATACTTTGGTTTGAGCAAAGTAAGAAAGCAGTTTACTCCAACTAATGTTACTTATGACCCAGCAACTGGTGTTTCTGTATTCACCATTCCTGGTCATGACATGCAACAGGGTCAGTACATCAGGGTTGACATTGGTAGTGTCATCTTCACATGTACGATGGATGGCAACCAAACTCAACACGCATCACCAAGTCCTGATGATCCTTATGCTGGTCAGTGGATGCAAATTACTGCGGCAGATTCTTCTACTGTTACTGTCAACGTTGGTGCTTCTGGTGCTAATCAAAGTTTCAATCCAACCAACGCAGTCTATAACTCCACTACTGGTGATATGGAGATCACCATTGGTGCTCATTCCCTGAGTGTTTCTGAGGGTGTTATCCTTGCTGATAATTCATTCACCTTTACTTGTGATCAGGATAATAACCAAACTCAGCATACCTATCCACGTCCTGGTAGTGATCCTTTCGCTGGTAGATCTATTCCTATTACAGCAACTACAGCAACTACAATTACTGTTAATGTTGGCGATGCTGGAACTGCTGCTGGTGTCCCACATACATTTGTAAGTGCTGCTGCTGGTGCTGTACAACACAATCCACAGTCAGATCATACATTTGTTTCTGCTGTTACTAACTGTGTGAACTACGGTGTTTCATCTGAAACATTCCTAGATCCAGAGCGTGATGAAGCAGCTGCTGTATTTACTGCTGCTAGAAATCTAATCCCAGACATTCTCAGAAATGTTGCTATTCCTCCAAAGAATGCTAACACTGAAACTCAAGTAATTGATACTAATATTGTTACTGATTGGGATGATCCTGCTTGTTCAACTGCTATTAGCGCAGTACAAGTAAACCTTGATACTATTATCCAAGCAATTGGAACTGATTCTGGTGTTGGAAACTTAACTGGCATCACCAGAACAGTTCCAGCACAACCAAGCACTAGTGCGGTTCTACCACAACCAGGAGGATATGTTCCTGGTAATTGCTCTGACGTTTTATCTACCGTCAATACATTAGTTGAAATTATTTGTGATACTACTGCTGCTGGTAACTTAAGTAGTCTACCACCACTTGATCAAGGTGAGTGGGATTGTGCCAATGTTCGTGGATCTATTGAAACGTTATTTGATATTGCTGATGATGCTTTCACTGACACTACGTTAGCAAACCTACCAGTTGTAACAAGAGGTGGATTTACTACTGATGCAGAAGCATCCAAGTGTTTCCGTGATGTTTCTTATATTGTTGACGCTGTTGTTAATGACCTCAGACTGGGTGGTAACATCAACTCTGTACAAGCAGGTGAAGCATACTATGTTGGTAACAACTTAACTTATATCGATGGTGAGAAGACTGAAACGTTAGACGCTTGGAACTACGTTGGTCAAATGGCAACTGCTGCCATGAGAAACTTTGATGTTTGGATCGATGGTTGTAGTAGTACCGCTGGTTCTGCTATTATTGATGTTACCGACACTCGTGGTATCTTAATCGGTATGCGAGTTGTACAATACAATAATAATGATGTAACCAATGGATTGTTAAATGCTAACGCCAATCCTGTTGAATCAACTATCCAAGCAAATGCATTTGTTAAGAGAATTGTAAGTAGCACTGAAATTGAACTCGGTGTTGAGAACTCCAGATTTGATTTCGGTAGCACTATAAACGCCCAACAAACTAATACTAATGGATTAGGTCTATACTTTACCTTCGAGAAAGGTCAGTGGGCAGATACTCTACCTAAGACTGTGATTGTTGGACCACTTGGTTCTACACCAACACCTGATGTACTTGTAGATACAACACCTGGCATTGAATGTTCTGGAACTGCTGATGCTATTGAAACTCTTGTAGGTAATATTACAACTATTATTAATAGTGGATTGGGATCTGTTGATAGACAAGAGCAAACTGCTAGCGTCAGTCTATTCGCATCTAGAGCAACCGTATTTACTATTGATACTTCTGGAACGGGAGCATCTAACCCACACGATTTTGAAACTGGCACACCAGTCAGACTGGTTCCACGTCCACGTTTCGATGTTGCTACTGGCAAATATGTTGACGTTGATAAGCGTCTTGTCAGACTACCTAATGGATTTGAAACTAATAAAACATATTATGTAATTGCTCCTGGAAGAAGAACACAACCAGAAGACTACTCTACTACAACATTCTTTAATGGAAGCGATCAAACTAAATTGATGCTCGCAACCTCCAAAGAGAATGCAGCAGCGGGTATTTACATTTATGCTTCTGAATCTGAATCGATTGATCCTAATGTAGAGATTGACATCTATCAGTTTATCTTAGATGAAAATTATGATTTACATACTTACAAAGCGAATCTAACCAATACTGTCAATGCTGGTATTGAGACAGATGTATCACATATCTTCGATGTACCTTTCTCTTCTGTAACACCTCATGAGGTATTCATTAGAGCATTTGATGGCGAAGTTTTACCTGATGTTTCTACAACATATGCTAATGATTCTGATGTTGCGGTAACTGATTCTGGTGATGCTAACTTTGGTAAGATTAATCCAAATAAGTCATTCTTTGCTCGTTATCAGAATGATAAAGTCTTTACAATCCACAAGACTCATGCTGATGCTATTAATAATGTATTCCCAATCACATTCTTGTCTGGACAAACTTCAGGATTTAGAATTTTTGCTAATAAGCGTAGAAGTCCTGTAAAATATGATCCTGGATTCAGCAATGGAATCACTACAACTGGTAAGTGGTTTATTAATTGTAAAGATGAGGGATCATCTAGTGTTCCACAATCAATTAGAGACGAGAATATCTTCTGGAGAATCAAGCAACAGGATCTATCAGATCGTCCTAGATCTACAGATATGTGGTTTACACGTCTCAAGGATGAGCGTGAAGCAGATGATAGAACATATAAACTACGTTATGTCATTCCTAAGTATCTTGAGAATGCTAGAGATCCTATTAACGGATTTGTTATTAAGACAAGAACTGATGACACACGTAAATTAGTTCCTCAGAAACTATTACTCAAACCTGTTGCTGGTACAGTATATGGTGCTCGTTTTAGCAACCCAGTACAACCAAATGAATTCATTGGATTTACCACTACTGACTTCACTTCTGCTGGATTAAATTCTGATAACGCATACGATCCATATAAGAAGGATCAGACTGGACAGGGTATTGAATACCGTGCTTTTGCTAAGTTTACTTCTGGTATTCAGGCAACAATTCAATCTGGTAGATACGTTGAGGATCCTCTAGATCCACAAATTAAGTATCTAGAACTAACAGTCTTTGATCATGGTGTTGATACTCTTAACTTCCCTGGTTTAAGAAATGAGTCATTTACTACTGTTCAAATTAATGCACCACAAGGTGGAGATTTTGTAGTTAATAAGACTGCTAGTGTTGCTGCTAATCAAATTGAATGGACTGGAAATTCATCTGGTCTTGCCAATGTTCATGCCTATTACACAATTGGTGGACAGCATTACCTAATTCTGAAAAATATTCGCGGCGGAAAATTAGAGTATAGCGAGTATTATAACACCAGATTCACACAAGGTAGTGTCTTTGCTGATATGCTGGAAGACCAGGATATGGGTAAATCTCTGCCACTTAAGACACTGATTAGAAAGGGATATCCAGAATACTATTACAAGCAAAAGGGTGCTAATGTTTATACCATTACTCCTGGTGATAGAGTACAAGACGACGCTGGTATTGAATACTATGTTGAGTCTGTACAAGATGCTGGAGTTATTGAAGATTCCTTCTATGTCTTCAGTTATGAGACTTTACAGCGTAGAATCGCAGGTCAGCAAGATGGTGTTTACTACCTCTCTTGCTTACGTGGTAACATTTCTCCATTCCCACAAGGTGCTGGTGTTGCTGAGAACTTCCGTAAATTTAAGTTCTCTCAACCAGTCAGTAGCTTGTATCCTCTGAACTATAAGAATGATCCTCTTTGGTTCCAGAAGGCAGGTACATCACCAGAAGAATTGAATGTTGCTTCTCAGTTGCTTGATCCACCTGCCACATTCTCTGCTGCTGACAACTACATTCATGGTCTCGTTACTACTAATGACTTCAAAGGATCTGTAACTAGAGAATTAGTTCAGGATTTGATTCAGCAACCTGCATTTGTTGAAAACGATTATATTCAAAATGCTATTGAAGCTCAGACTGGAAATGCTACTAGTGGTTCTGAAGATCGTAAGATTTCTATCGCAGGTGATAGCACAGTTCTAGCAGATCAACGTTACTACGTTGAACTTAGAAGACCATCTATCGCTCGTGCTGGTAACCACACGTTTGAATACCTTGGATTCGGTCCTGGTAACTACTCTACAGGTCTCCCAGCGCGTCAGGAGATCGTCTTAACACCTACTGAGGACTTCTACGCCCAAAGTAAGAAACAAGACGGTGGTATCGTCTTCTACACGGGTCTGAACTCCAACGGTGACCTCTATATCGGTAACCGTAAGATTAACGCTATTACAGGTGAAGAGACGTTCCTTGAGAGAGCGGCATTACAAGATAGTGAGGATGAAGATGAGGATGTAGGAAACCTCGTTACATCATTCGATACTCCTGTAACGTTCAATCAGAACATTACAGTTGTTGGTGGTGATGGTTCACAACAGAACGTATTCCAATCACCTCTAATTGTTTCTGTACAGGATGAAGATCTAACTGAAGTTAGAGATTCCTTCACGGTTCGTTCTAATGTTTCTAGTGTTGATCCTGTAACTCAGGAAGAGCAAGATGAAACTCTAGATAGAACTTCATTCCAACCCCCATCTCTTGGTGATATTAGACTCAGCAAGAATAGAGTAGATGCTGCGGTATTTGGCGTTAGTGCTAGAGGAATGGGTCAGAAGTATCAAATTCAGACTCATGTCACTGCTGGTGTTCCTTCTAATATTTCTCCAAACAACTCTGCTTTAATTGCCAATGGCGGTAGTAGATTACTCACATCTCAGTTTGTAGATTATAGTGGTGTTGCTGCTAAACCAGGAGATATCTTACTGAAAGGTAAGCAAGTTGGTAGAACTGGATCTTTAGGTTGGGTTTATGCAAACTATTTCGCACAAATTCCTAACAACAATATCTTCACGATTGAATTTGATGGTACAAACCTAGTCAAACTTACTTTCAGAGATGAGTTTGGTGTAGATGTTACTAATGCTGCTATTGGTATCACCAACGGATCCCAAATTAGATTTAGAGATTATCCAGATTCTAGATTTAATTCTACCTGGACAGTCTTTAGTCCTAATGGTGACGCATTTAGTCCAACAAACAACTACGTACATTTCCAGATCTACAATAACATCAATATCGCAACAGTTTCCTGGAATGGTGCTGGTGGCATTACTGATGTTGCTCAGGGTGTACCAGTACCCGCAGTTGACTTCTCCAATTCCAATTGGAAAGAATATGGGGTAGTTGGTGGTGAAGCACTACGTACCAGTACAGAAACTATTGGTGATTATAAGTTAGGTATCAACACAGTTGCTAGATCTGCTCATGATTCTTGCTTAGATTCATTTAGTTCCGATGAAGTTCTTCCAAGAGCTAACTTGGATATTGTTGGTACAACTTTCATCAGTGGTAAGACTATCAATTCTTATCTGTCTGAAGTTTCTGTTGTCAAGACCGAAACTAATACCGATAACGCATTGTTAGTTGGTGGTGATAGTGCTAACCCAAGTGATAATGCCACGTTCAGAGTAATGACTACCAACAATGGTAGAGTTGGTATTAACACTGCTGTTAATGATACTGTTAACCCATATAAGACTCTAGATAAGACCTTTGTTGTAGTTGGTGACGCTAGAATTCATGAGAACTTAGAAATTACTGGTGATCTGGAAGTTAATGATGGTGATCTCACAACCACTAACAATACATTTAACTTCATCAACCAAAATGCTAACGTTCTGAACTTTGCTGGTGATGGTCAGATTCTAAGTTTGATGAACAACACCAGTGTTGCTCAGACAATTAATGTCGGTAACGCTACTGGCAACCAGACCTTATTGATGGGTGAAGCGGTAACCAATGGAACAATTAAGATCCATAGAAATACAACTTCATCTACAGTAGATATTGCTACAGTTACTAATGATGTAAGTTCTACTTGTAACATTACAATGGGTGGAGCATGGGCAACACAGTCCGACACTGCTTCATCATTCAAGATTGGAACTTTCTATACAGGACTTGCTGGCAATCTTGAAATTGGTACAGACTATGGTGCTGGAACTAGCAGTTCTAGATTGTTTACACAAACAAGAATTGTCAATCTATTTGATGGCGACCAAACTAACACTGTTAATTTCGCAACAAACGCGACTACATTCCAAATGGGATCTAGTGGTGGTACTACCACTATTAGAAACACTCTAAATGTTCTTGCTTCTGCAATTGTTGAAGGCAATATCAGATTGGATGGTGGTCTAAATGCTGGTATTATTGAAATTGGTAGAGGTAAGTTTGGTACTACTATCGCAGGACACCAAGTTGGTGGAGTTGATAATCCAAATATTGACTTCTACAAATATCAAGTTACTGGAAGAGTAATTGATACCGCTGGTGTTTCTGCTTGGGGTTCAAATACATTCTTGGTTGCTGGTGGTCAGATCGCTGCCATTGACAATGTTGTTAATAACGGTGGAGCAAACAGAACTCCTGGAAACTATGCTTTCCTTGAGGGTACTTCTGATGGTTCTGGTTCAGGAGCATCTTTCACTGTTCTTGTTAGATTTGATAAGACAATTGATATTACAATCGACAGTCCTGGCGAAGGATATGCTAACGATGAAACTATCACCATCACTGATGCTCAGTTAGGTGGTGGAGGCGGTGGAGACCTCACTTTCCAAGTAAACGGAACTAACTCCACTGGTAGTAACTATTACTTACCAATTAGCACTCCTTCTATCACTGACTTCCAAGTTGGTCAACTAATTCTTATTGACCGTGGTAACGCAGCTTCTCCTGATCAGGTTGGTAGCGGTCAGAACTTACTTACTGGATTAAGAAATGAAGCTGAAAGTGAAATTGTTAGAATTACTGGTATTGCCAACGTTGCTAACCCTGCTGATCCAAATGGATACAGATTAATTGTTAGCAGAGGACAAGAGGGAACAGGAACTTATACAAATCACCCAGATGGTTGTATCCTTGCTATCCTTGATAAGCAGGCAAATGCTTCTTACATCACTGGTTCTGACCTCGATAATAATGGTGTATTGGATGAACCACTATCTGGTATTGGAAATGGATCTGGAAATGTAAGAATTGGTATTGCTGAATTTGGTGGTACATTAACGACTGCTGACTTCTTAAGACTTTCACAGAATGAATTTGTATCTGTTGCTGATCTAATTTCTACTTCACCACAATCTCTAATTGTTAATGATGGAGGCGATCCTGCATCTGAAACATTCAAGGTTGAATCTACGACAGGTGATACTTACATTCTTGGTAATATTGCTGCTGGTGTAGGATTCAATAAGTTTACTGTTGCTTCTGTAACTGGTAATACTTTCGTTGAGGGAACTCTAACTACAGAGAACACATTGACTATCAATGGTTCTACGATTGAAAATCAGCAGTTCTTCACCATTACTAATGGTGGTGCTACTGGTACTCCAATTAGAACAACTTTACAAGTTGATACCGCAACTGGCGATTTAGCAATTAATGGTGGTGACATCAATGTTTATGGAACTGATGGAACTACTCCACGCTTGACTTTCGATAATTCTTCTGGAGACTTTACTGTATATGGTTCGTTCTCTGCTTTAGGAACAGGTGTTTCTACTTTTGGTGGATCACTTGATATCGATGGTGGAATTAACCTTGAGTTCCAAGAGGGAGTTGGTAGAGGTGCTATTGATTCTAAGTTTGAAATTACAAACACTGATGGAAACAGCATCTTCAGAGTATCTGATGATGGATCTCTGAAGGTTGCTCAAATTGATAACTACATCACTAGCACTGGCGGTAGAAAGTGGTCGTATATTGGTGACACCGCGTTCACCATGGCAGCTAATATTAACTACTTTGTTAATGTTGGTGGTAATACTCTCTTAAGATTACCTAGCAATCCTCAAATGGGTGATATGATTCGCATTATAGATATAAGTGGTAGTCTAACATATAATCAAACAATGATCGTTAGAGCACCTGATAATACAAAAGTTCAAGGTGAAGTAACGAACACTGGACAAGCACTACTAGCAGGTGTTCAACCATCCGAAACTGCTGGTTGGAATGGTGGTGAATTAGTTGTACAAACACCTAATGCTTCATTTGGTTTGGTGTATGCTGGAACTGCTGCGCCTGGTGGACAACCTGGCGTACCATCATCCCTCGCGGGTTGGTACTTAATGGACGTATAAGAGATGCCTTTTTATCAAGAGACACGAACCATGAAGGGTGCCGTTATCGGCACCATCATGCCATGGTCTGGACCACTTAGTCAAATACCAAAAGGTTGGATTATCTGTGATGGTACTACTCCTCCAGCAAATGAGTATCCCTTACTTGTACAAGCAATTGGGGATACTTATAATTCTGGTGCTACTAACCTAGGAGGAGCATTTCCAGCATATACTGGTAATTTTACTCTTCCCGATCTGGTTAGTGGTAAAATGTTGATGGATATTGAGCAATCTTATTTTGGTACTTTATCGGATGTTAGAGACAACGATGCTGATGCTGGCAATATAATTTCTCCATATATTGGACCAAATACAGATAATGGTATTAATGCTGCTTGGAATAATGTAAATACTGATGTTATATGGTCACTGAATGAGAGGAGTGGATATAGTGGCAATATTGCTGGTAATAGTATTATTGATGGCGAAGGTGAAAAATCAATTTTTATTGGTGGTAGAAAATTAGGTCATACACACGTTAGAAATCATGGTCATAGTGGTGTTTATGAAACTATTGCTGGTGGATTAGGTTCAGGTGGTTCTGGTGATGAACAAAGAAGACCAGGAAAAGGTGTTATTCCCTATGATGATATAACAGCAACATTTACATTTGCTGGTTATGACGATGCAACTGTTGTTTATGGTGCTCGTTTTGATGATGGACTAGTTGATGCTGTTAGAGTGGGTATCAAAGAATTTAAAAAAGATAATGTTATATTAGAGGATGCTAGCTCATGGGGATCTTTTGGTAGTTTTAGTGGACTTGGTTCTGGTGATGAAGGAAGAACTGTGATGAGATGTTCTGGAGAAAATCCTCCAGTCAACTTATCACCACAGAAAGTTGTTGCAACTTCTATTGCTTTGGCACCAAATTTTGCGTATCCACAATTAGGCGGTACTGGTACGAGTTCTATTCCGTTTGCTCAGGGTGGTGGTAATACTGATATTCCTACTGGACTTAAGAATTACTATGAGGACGCTACTGCTGCTGGAAACTTTGGTACGTTATTGAGTAATCC